CACCCTCAGCACGAATCTTAATTTCTTCCTTGAAGCCTTCGGCGCGGTTGAACCAATTCGACAAGAACCGACGAACCGCAGTCTTCCGCTTCGCCTGACTCTCTTCCCAGGCACGAGCCTTCTTTGCCTCGGTAAGTAAATCCAAGCTCGGGTGCGCGTCCTCCTGAGACTTGCACCACTTGTCCAAGGACTTGCCGCGAGTAATCAGGTTTCCCCAGGTGTCGATGAGGTATGCCTCAAGACTCTCCTCACGCGCGGGCGCTGGTGCGACCGTGCGCACACTTTCCCCCCCTACGGGGGAAAGGGCGCGGGCGTGTGACGCCCGCTCGCCCGCGTGCATGAGGGAAGTACAGGGTGTCAATACAAACCCATCGGAATCTTCAGTGATGAGTTCGCGACCGACCAAGGCAGACACCCCGTCACTTATTACGCTCACAGGTACACGGGTAATAGCGGACAGGTACAACGGGTCCAGGTGATCTGCACTCAGGCGCATGTCATCCGACAAGGCCAGTAACACCGGGTAGAGCAGGACGCCCTCCCAGCGTGTCCCAACGATCTTGGGATGCGTTAAGTAACTACGGTCCATCGCAACCTCCAAGGCGCTTCAGTGCGCCAGCTCCATGAGGGTACGTCTAGTGGCTAACACTGTCAAGCTGATGGCTGTAGACGGAGACAGATCAAGGTGGTAGCCTACGGCTACATCTGTGTTGCACCCCAAGCGCACACTCGAAGAGCCCGGTCTAGCCCCCATACCCCCCCCTAATAGCTAGGCCGGGCTTTTCTACGACTAGCTCGCAGCTACGTCTCACCCACGCTCCTGGACCTTAATATTAATTGATGCACTCTTGCAGGGGTGGGGGGAGGGTTGACCCTTCGTAGAAGGGTCATAGACAAACGAAAGGATACCTATCGAAGATAGGTAAAAGCTTTTAGGGGGATTTGCTTCTATCTAGGGGGTAAACCCAGAGGAAATTGCCTAGCGATTCCAGGGACTTACAGAGCTTTTTCTTTGAAGCTCAATAAGGGGGGAAGTCTCCAGGGCCTCCGAAGCTCTAGAGTCGGCACCCCAAACCCTCAGCAGCCCCTATTTGCTCCCGACGGCCCTGAGAGGCCTCAGAATGAGTTATCCACAGCCCCCCCTTTGTCCTGACCTCTGGAGACCGGCTCCCTGCCCTTCCTGGAGCTGCTAGGGCCGTCCTGGTGTCTCCAGGGCCTCCCTCGATGGCCCGGCTTCCGTCCTGGAGCCGTCCTGGAGCCGAAAAAGAACAAAAAAAGGGGCCCCCCGAAGGGAGCCCCCAAAAGAAGGGAGGAAGCTAACTAGTTAGCTTGCGAGGATGGCCTCCTTCGCCTCCCGGCTCCAGGTCTTCAGCTTCTCCAGTCCCTCAGCTCCGCCAACCTTGCCCTTCTTCACAGCCTTGAAACCCTTCTTGCAGAAGGGCTTGACCGAAGGATTGGAGAGGAAAGCTTCCATGCTTTGCCGGCTGGAGAGCTTCACCGACTTCACCAGGACCTTCAACTCCGTTGAAGGATCAACCTTCTTCGTCTCCCCGTCCCGACGCCGAACGACCTTCGCCCCCTTCTTTTTCTTCTTTCCCTTCTTCGAAGGGGCAAGGGACTTCCGGATTGCCGGCCGGAAGCTCTCCAGAGCTTCGATCAGCAAATCCAGGTCAGCTTCGCTTCGGAGGATGATGGCCTGAGAACGAGTTCCCTCTTCGAGGGAATCAGCGCCGTAGGCCTTGCCGACGGTGGTCAAGCGAAGCTTTCCTTTGCTGGAGTAGAGCTTCGCTCCGAAGGACGGGGTGATGGCCTCAAGACCGAGAAGCTTTGCTTCGTTTTGGTTTTTCATTTTCTTTTCCTTTGTTTGGTGGACCGCTTTAGTGCGACCCGGCCCATCCCATTAAGCACCCCCCCTTAGGGGGGGGTGCTAAACCTGGGAGGATTCTGGTTTTCTAAATATTTTGTTCAGAGAGTTTTTCGAGAGGAATCCTGGTCTTGCCTGGACTGATAGCGAATTCCTAAGAAAGGGATTTGCTGGGTTGCGAGAAATAAAAGGAACCGTGAAAAGCTCCGTAAAGACTTGCCCAATCCTCAAACCAGAGAATCTCAATGTCGTAAACATCGGCAAGGTCCTCTGCTTTTTCCATGAAATCGGCAAGTTGTTCGGGGCCTGAAGTTCCATTTAGTACCTCTGTTCTTTTCCTATCTATCTTTTGGAGTAAGTCTCGAAGGGGAATCGGTGGGCCCGAAGTTCCCCAAGCATTGTTAAATGGGACCATTCATATTCACCGTCCTTTCTTTAGCTTTCGCAGCCCTGCGACTGCGGTTTTTGCATCGTAAACACCACCAATTATGTAGGCCCTGGCTTTGTCAAAGACCCTTTCGTTTCTTCTATCCATTTGCTTTAGCCGGTGTTGACAGTGCTCTTCGCCGTCTGGCGAAAGCCAAAGCAAAGGGCAGTAATGAGACAAAAGGGAATAGACTTCCTCGGCATCGTCGTCGCCAAAGGCAATTGCCCCGGAGACTTTGCCCTTCTTTAGAAACTCTTCGAAGTCTTTGAGGCTATCGCCATAAATATGGGGTACTTCGTCTTGTCTTTGACCAACAATAACGGAGTCAGCCATCTCGGCAGTCCAGCCATTAAAATGGGCCATAACAACAACGTCAGGATCTTGATCGGCAATTGCTAGGGCAGCAGCAAAGCAGGCATCCCTAATTGCTTCACAAGAAGGGGAAATATCTACAAGGATTAGCTTGAGGCCGGCACCCTTTTCTTCTTTGCGAGCAGAAGAAAGCCTCATGCTCTTTCCAAAAAGCTCTTTGGCAAGCTTTCCACTGTGGATTCGGGGCGTTTCCTCGGCACCAATGCCAACTTCGTTGGCAATAAAGAAACCAGTAAAGTGCTCGGCAATCTTGCGGGCCTCAGCTTTTACTTGTCTCTTCTCTAGAGTTGCTTTGTTTTTGTCGATGTAACCACCAGGGCTTCCATCTCGGAACGTGCTTTCCCTTGAAAAGCCTGACCCTGGTTCAGTGTTTAGAAATTGATCATCAAGCCCATCGGAAAGCTCTGCCGAATTGATTAGGCTTTTTAAATCTACCTTTGTAGGTGGATTGGTAATCATCGACTGATTCCCCGCTACCCTTCGGCCCTTTGCCCCCGAAAGGGCAAAGGTACCGAAAGAGAAGGGGTTATTTAGGGGTGAGGATACATCCCCCAGGGGTTCGTCAAAGCCAGCAGTAACTGAGTCCATAGCTCCGTCAAAAGTCTTTCCTTGCAAGGCAGAGGGTAGTTTCTTTGAGGGCAGCGTCACACCTGACTCTGGCAATTCTGAAGACCCATTTATAAAGCCATTTTGTTTAGAGCTTTTTTCAGCAAAACCAGAGTGTCTCGGTCTATCAGCAGGGTTGGCCGACCCTTTTTGAAACGACCTTGAAGCATCCGAGGGATGGCTTAGTTCCCTCTTGTCACTCTCTGTTTTTCCATCAAAAGCTTTAGCCTGGGAAAGGCTAGGTTGCTCGCTTTCGCTTACACCTTGTTTACCGTCTCCAAAAGAAAGTTCCCATTTGAAACCCTCTGGGTTTCCCTCTTGAGAAAACTGCCCGTTCCTCTCCTCTGCCACGCCCGGCCCAGAATCCGTCGATTCTTTTTTGCCAGGAGAAAGGTGATCAACCCTTTCTTCAGTAGGACAGGAGTTAAGGTCAGAATCCTTAGAGGCTTCTTCTAAAGACTTTATTTGCTCATCATTTAAAGGCTCCTTTGTATAGTTCTCTTCTGTTTGTACGTTGTAATCAGCGACAGGGAATACAGCATCGGGACCATGCTTTTGAATAAGCTCATCAACCCTTTTGTGATAAGCCCAAGCTCGACCATAAACACTGTGAGTTTTTTCTCTGAGTTGGGGCAGCCAAATGGAGCCTTCCCTCAGGCCTAAATCCCTCCCCCTTGCCCTTCCATCATTCAAAGCAATCATTGAATAAGAAGGGCCAATGTCGATTCCCCCGATAGACCGGCGAAACATTATGTCTTCTTCTGTCATTTGAAGTTCATGAATAATGGCAAGGACTTGCTTCACCTCCCGAAGGGACATGTAGCTTCGGTTGAAAAAGGTTTCTAGATAACGCCTTTTCTTTAGTAGCTTGTTCCACTTAGCCATTACGAAGCCCTCCTAAAGCGGACGATCTCCGACCAACTGCCAGCAACTTCTTTGTGCAAATCACTAGTCTTCTTCTCTGAACACAAAGCAATAAAGCTACGAGCCTTCGAAGACCGGGCTGCCCACTGAGAAAGAAGAATGAAAATGTCGTCTATCGACTCAGCCAAATAAGAAGCTGAGGTAATGAGGCGAATGCCCTCCTGGATAGAAAGAGACTCATTGTTTTCAGAAGAGGCAACCCGGCGAGCTGCTTTCCAAAGAAGCTTACAAATACCAACCGGAATCCCCGACCGAGTATGAATCAAAGCAATCTGGGTTTTTACATCCAAAGGATTCATGACAAGCCGGCAAAACCTACGGGTTCCGGCTTCGGTCAAATCCCTCTGTTCATTTGAAGTAGCAACAACAAGGACATTATTGAGGTTTGTTTGTAGGTGAACACCGGGCTTGATTGGCACTCGACCAGATTGCAGCCAATCCAAAAGCAAAGACTCGGTGCGCTCCATAGTTTTATCAAGCTCATCAAGCAAAAGGACAACGCCTTTTTCTTGACTAAGCTTTGCAACGCGAGCCAAAACCCCATCCTGCCGAACCGAAGAAGCGTCCCCAGAAACAGCAGCAGAAACATCTACGCCAACAAAAAGCTCATCGGCATCGGACCAACTGTGGCACTGATAAACAACAAGCTCAGAAGAAAGAGCTTTTGCTACGGCAGCAGCAAAGGCTGATTTGCCGGTGCCGGGAGGCCCCATAATAACCATTGCTTTTGCACCAGCCTTTTGGTCAACAAGCAAAAGTGTCCCCGCCAAACCAACAATGTCAGTTCGGCGGGGAATGTAACCTGTTTCTCTGATTCTCTTTTCAAGGTCATCGAGGGTAAAGCCGAGCTGCATCACTCACCTCGCTTGTCAAAAAGAAGGGTGATGGGGTTCTCGGAATCGTCAAAGAAAATATCCATCTCTTCTTCGTCAATGCCGAGGTAAATGCTGGCATTAGAAAGAAGGACAGTCTTTCTTGTTGGGATTTCCTCGTTCAAAGGGGGAGGAACGGTGATGCAAAGAGGAGAAAAAGGGAAAGAAGAATCAAAGTAATCTTTGGACATCAGCACACCGCCCCAACTTCACCAAAACCATCGGGAAAAATCACAAGAGGAAAAGCACAGTGGTCAGGCCAACCCTCTAACAAAGAAACAATGGGGAAATCAGCGATGTGATTACCGTCTTCGTCGTTCACCGGAGCAACAACAAAAGCCTTTTCGTTCTCTTGAACGAAACAAAGATTGTCTAAATCAAGACCAAAGGGAGGGCTGCCAGCAGCCTGGAGAATCGAAAACTTCATCACTGTTTTTTCTATGTGCTCTGAGAGCGTCGGCTCGAAGCGGTAAAAAGATACGGGGGTTCTAAAAATCATTTTCTTTCCTAGTAAGTTGAGGCGATTGCACCAAAGGTGATGCAAACAAAAATGTAAGAGATGAGCATTCAGCGGTTGGCCTTTCTTATTTGTTGTTGTTGAGAGCCCCACTTCGGGGCGGTCCACAGTGTAAGCCGGCCGGCATACGGAAGTCAAGCTGTGCCTCGTTTCCGCTGTGATTCCGGGCACTTAGAGCTGCCCTTCATGCGTATATATAGAGAATAAGTATCCTTATATCTACGCGAGGAAAGTCGCCCGTCCGCGCACCCTCGCGCGAGCGCGCGCGCCCTGCCCCCCCTACGGGGGGCAGCGCCTGGACTGGTAGCGCTCGCGCACTACAGAGGTTTCTCTACAGCTCGTCGCTGCCTGGACTGGTAGCGGCTGACCTCTGCCTAGGTACCCAACTACGTTGGGTAAACTAAGGGGTTGACATCCGTAAGCCGGTCGGTGTACCCTCTAGGGCAGCGTCGGGTCAGAAGTTGCTGAGCCGATGCCATCAACGCCAACCACAGGAAATGAAAATGGAAGTGATGTTTCCCCCTGGGCAAGTTGTCGCCACCCCTGGCGCTCTCTCCTTGCTCGAACAGCATGACCTTGAAGCTGCAACCTTTTTACTACGTCACCTAGGTGGAGACTGGGGGGATGTTTGCAAGCAAGACTCAAAGATAAACGACGACGCCTTGAAAGACGGCAATCGGATTCTCTCTTCATACCCAATCAACAAGAAAAAACTTTGGATAATCACAGAAGCTGACCGCTCAGTTACCACCCTTCTTCTCCCGGAGGAGTATTAATGGAAATCAAACACCACATTGAAGAAGCAGAAGCCGCTGCAAGCGATGCTCAAGACCAAATCCAGTACGTCATAGACGCCCTCTCTGAAGTTAGTTCGTTGGCAGAGGAAGTCACTGAGCAAAAGCAGCTCTTAATTGACTACGCAGAGGACACTGAGACGGTTCAGGCCCTCGGGTTCGACTCAATTAGCGACATGATTAGAGCCTTCGAGGGGACCGGAGACTTCCGTGACCATCTTGATGAGTCTCTTTCCTCCCTCGGCCTGCCCAAGACTAATGAGGGTCTAAAGCAAATGGCTAAGGCTGCATCCATTTGGTTGCAGCTAGAGCCGCACATCAAGTCTATTGCAGGGCTTCGTAATGGCTTGACCATAAAGCTAAACAAGACCGTCCCGGCATTCCAAAGCCCAGACAAGGAGGTGAACTGATGGTGGATTACACAGGAAGAACAAGGCCGGATTACCTAGCAATGGAGCTTCAGAACATGGGGCTCTTCGTCAGGGACTACAGCCCAGAGGGAAAGAAAAGACTCTACGACGCTGCGGTAAAGCTCCACACAGAGCTTTGCAAGCTTGACTCAACCAACATCGAAGAGTGGATGAAGCTGCCGCTCATCGAGTTTGTAAATGCGATTGCCAAAGTTGACGGCATGAAGCTCATCACAAAGGGAAAGTAAAATGGAAAAAGAAAATGAAGTGAAGGCGTTTAACTTCCTGGGCTCAATGCGAGGCCAGTTCATCATGGGTCAGGCTTTGCAGGTTGCCATTGAGGCAATGGAATCCGTGGAGCCTGAGCATTTAAGAGAAGTCTCCAACATCGAGGATATGAAGTTCTTGAGAGACAACCTCTTCAACGTCGGAGCTGCGCTGTATCAAGCCAGAGAAACCTTCGGTGATTGGGGCAAGACCCAGGATGAAATGGGGGCAAGCCATGACTCGTAAAGACTTCCAGCTTATTGCAGATGCCTTGAAGGCAGGCTTCGAGGATTACTCAAGCGATGAGTATCAAGGCGTTAAGAAGATGGTAATTGGGTCTATGGCTCAGTACCTGATGCACACCAACAAAAACTTTGATGCCCCTCGGTTTATCCGAGCTTGCGAGGGGTGGGAGAAGGAAGCATGAGCATCGAATGGTTCGACAGAAAGAGTGGTGCGCCAAGGATCAAAGAAGCCCCTGGTGGTGGATACATGACGGTCTTTGGGACACCAGATTGGGTGAAACTTCCTAAGGAATTAGGAGGTGGAAAGAAGAGAATCTTGAGAGAGAAGCGAGCTGTCTGTGTTTGTGGAGACAAGCACATCGTCAAGCACTTCGAACTTGAGGACAACCTTGGAGTAGCTGAGTGCAGTGAACTCGGCTTCGCTTGGTACATGAGAGAAGGAGGTGCGTGATGTTGACAGACGAAAATTGGAGTTATTTCGACAAGGTTTGTCAGCGGGCCGAAGACATAACTTGTCGCGGCGAAGAAGAGGTCGAGACAATTGTTAATTATTGGAGGGTGCGAATAGAGGAGGCCGGTCGAAAGGGGTGGAGCCCCAACAGGACTGCCGAGGCGATCTATGAGGAGTGGATCTTTGATGGCCCTCCCTATGTCAATGAAGACGAAGTAGGTTCGTGATGGCAAGCCACAAGAAGGAGCTAGAGGCAATCTTAACTCTCTCAGAGGCTGCATACGAGCGACTGTCCAACGACATCTCTATGAGGATGGAGCTTGGGTTCGGTGAAAGCGATGCACCAGAGCCCGAGCGCTCAAACTTTCGAGAGCTTTACGACGACCTTTGTTATCTGCGCGGAGCGATCTGCGCCCTGAAAAAATGTTGGAAAGGAGATGAATGATGGAAAGCACAGAGAAAAAACACTGGACGCAGGACAACAAATACTACTGGACAAAGGTTAAGCAAGCAGTAGACGGCGACCCGAAGAGCGTCCTGTACGAAGACAAGAAAGACTCACCGACTCTTGAAGAGGCTCGTGAGTTTATTGGCGGATACATCGAGCTTGTCCATACAAGGTCTGGCGCTCAGTTAGTCATTGATGAAGAGGGAGGCTTTAAGCGTGAGCTAGAGGTGAATGCAATCGCCTCGTTTCTTTACGGAGGAGAGATTGTCGGCAACGCAATCATCCTGATTGGAGATGCAAAGTGGACCTAATGCCTGATGGCTTTTTCAAATGTCTCTCTGAAGAAGAGCAAGACGAGTATCGAATGTGGGCAATCAATAACTACAAACCAGGGAGCCCCATCTCAGGGGTATGGCACCCGGTTGTCAGGAAGGAGTGTGAGCGAATCAATGCAGAGCGAAACCAGAGAACAAGCAACAGTAAGAATTCTTAATAAGGCAAAGCCAGCGACCAAGTACCCAGTGAAAAGGCATGTCCCCGAAACTGAGATTGGCGTTCTTCGAAAGGACGGAGGCACCTTCTTTGTTACGAAAGATGAAAACATTTTTATCGGAGCAAAAGACGGCTGCTTAACCTTTGACTACCAGTCGGTAGAGGATTTGATGAGCGATGGCTGGCTCATTGACTAAGGCGAGACAGAAACTGTCCCGCCTTCAAAGTAGCTTTGTCTATGCCCCAAATGCTTCGCACTTTTTGTCGGCGGCCCTTGATGCTCAAGGCTGTGTGAGGTGCGGGGCAAAGATAGGAAACAAGTCTCTCTATGCCGTGCTTGCCCAGGTTGTTAAGCATGACATCAGCGGAGGAATGATCTGTGCGAAGTGTGTTGCTTCGTTCAGAAGGTGGATGAAGGAAGGAGAATGAAATGAATAAAGATGAAAAAGAAAATTTCATTGAGTCTTACGCACCAATGAGGACCAAAGAAGGTCTGCCCGATGGGCCAACCCCAACATCTATTCCTAGGGCCAAGCCAAAATCTGGCCTTCTGGCTGGCGTAGTCTCAGAAATTGAATGCCCTGTATGTGGTTGCGAAGACATCTTTGAAGTTGAACAAGACGTAGAAGACAGCAGGCTTGTCGGCGGCAAAGGCATCGGGGTTTTCCTCGGTTGCCCTGCCTGTCCCTGGGCATCTTCGATGCTAACTATTGCCCTCGCTGGCTCTTCTGTAGATTAGTTGGTAAGCTAGGAAGCGAAGGAGGTTAAAATGCTGTGGAGCAAAAGCTTTGTTCAGGCAGATTCGTCGTGCCCTAAGCAGTCAGTGAAGCTGCGTATGGGAGATAAGGGTCGAGCCTGGGATGGTTTTAAAGTCGGCTCGCATGTTCATTACGTCATCGGCGAAACCCTGAAGAGAAAAGGGGCGAAGCTCAATGAGGTAGGAGCCTCCTTCGCTCACAAGCTCTCTATTCAAGAGATGGTTTCAGTCAACCACATGCTCAGTAACTTTGAGGAGATGCAGATTGGCATTCCTGAGCGCTCAGTAATCGAGCAATCTTACTGCTCTGTCATTGAGCAAGGCGGAAGTCCTGTCATGTGGGAGGAAGCCCCAGCCTGGATGGAAAGGGGAGATGAGTGGAACCCATCTCTTGCCAAGGAAACAGTGTGGAGGTTTCAGCCTGACGCCTACTTCCTTTCTCAGGATGGGACAAAAGTCTTCTGCATTGACTGGAAGACTGGCTGGAGTTCGCCTTCTGACACTGCGCTGATGGCAGACATTCAGGCGATCACCTACTGCGCTGCTCTATGCCAAATGACTGGAGCAAAAGAGGCAGAGTTTCAGTGGTGGAACCTTCGCTGGAAAAAGGGGCAGTCGGTTGCTCGCTCAAGTGAAGAGTGGATTGCTCTAGCTAAGCCAATCTGGGCCGCGTGCTGGACAAAGGATAGGTACAAGACAACAGAAATTCAGAAGGACGAGCGACCCGGAGAGCACTGCGGCCGCTGCCCCTACTCCGAAGAGTGTCTTGTCGTTGTCCCTGAACACCTGAAGAAAGACGATAAGGACCTTTACCTGTACTCGCTGAAGCTTGACCAGCTAGCGAAAAAGATACGGGGAGAAATGAAGAGCAGGCTGAAGGAGCGCACTGGTGTCTTAGACATTGGCAACGGCGTAACCCTCGGTCCTCGAATAGTGACACACAAGAAGTGGAAGAGAGGAGAAAAGGAGCACGGAATGAGAAAGGTGCTGGAGCTATTCCCAGATCACCTTTCGCTTACAGATGTCTTCGACATCAAGGGTTCAATTGGTTCGTGGTTGAAGCAGTTGCCCGACACGCTGAGAGAGCACATTGACGAACACATTGAAGAGGGAAGCAGACAGACCCTCATTGAGAAGGAGAATTAGAATGGGAGTTAATCAACTTCAAGCCCCAGGACACGGGGCAAGAGGACCGGGTGGTCTTAACGATATGGCCGCCAAGATTGAGCACGCGAAAGGAAAGCTCGCAAAGGTTTCGACTAGGTACCTAGGAGAAGACCGGCTTGCTGCCCTCGCCATCTCTATCTGGTCAAAGAACAAAAGGCTGCAAAGCTGTAGCCCAACAAGCTTTCTCCGAGCCCTCTACGAGGCTTGCCAGCTTGGCCTTGACCCTACTGGTGTCGGCAACCAGGGACACATCGTTGCCTATCGTGGCGAAGCAAAGTTCATCAGAGGATGGGGCGGCGTCGTCACTATGGCGGCTCGCCGGGGTATCAACATCGACACCTTTGCTGTCTATGACTCTGACGAGTTTGAGGTTGCCCGATATGCAAACGACAAAGGCTACTTCCTCGGGCTGCACCACGTTGAAAAGCGAGAAGACCCAGAGGCTCTCGGGAATGTTCGGGCTGCTTATGCCGTAGCTTCTTGCAAGGATTGGGAGCAGCCGATGATTGAGGTCGTCTGGCGGCATGACGTAGAGAAGATTCGAAAGAACTCTGCCTCACCGAATAGCCCAGCATGGAAAGAGTGGTACTCCGAGATGGCCCGCAAGACTGCGGTTAACCGACTCGCCAAGCGACTGCCTCTCTTTGTCGAGGTGAAGGAACTTAACGACGAAGGCAAGGTAGAGAAGCGAAGCGTAGCCATTAACTCTGTCCCATACGAAGACACTTACTACGATGGCAGCGTCGGCAATAAGCAGATTGATGCACCCATTCATGGCGAAACCATCGAGCATCAAGCAGCCCCGAAGCCCCAAAGCAACGAGCAGCTTTCTGCAATCTCTGACGCACTAGAGCTTAGGAACGAGTCTCCAGATATTTATGCCCAGGTATTTGGTCGTAAGGACATTACGAAGATGGGCCGAGACGAGTTGTTTTCCTTGATTGAAAAGGTCAAGCAGCTTTCCATCGCTGCCGCCCAGCACGCTGAGCGGGAAACGGTTGAGCACAAGCAGTCCGTTGAGATTCAGTACAACGACCGATACCCAGAAGGAAACAAGAAGAACGATTACGAGGAAGAGCTAGGTTTTTAAAGGGTGGGTTTCCTAAAGTCCTTCGTATTCGTGCCTACCCTTTAGCGGCGAAGCTTAGTCGCACTCGCCGCGCATTTTCCACGAGTCAAAGGCTATGCCTGCCGGGGGTTGAGAGTTTCCCCTCTCAACGGTGAACGGGCTTCCTGCTTGAAGGAAGCCAACCCCGGCACCAACCAACAACAAGGAATAGGAAATGGCTGAACACACATATTCAGATTATTGGAACGCTGTAAAAGGGTTTGCCTTTGATGCAATCGAGGAGGCCCTGGACAGAGACGACGACAAAGACTTCTACGAGTTCATTGACGAATGGCTGCACAACTTAGTCGATGGCTCTTACTGGGTTATCTATACCCATGCTGCGACGAAAGTCATGCAGTACACAGACCACGCCAATGCCTATTGGGATGTACTTGGCGAAGATGTGAGTGCCAGCTCTTGGTCTGAGCTTGTGAGCAAGCTTGCCTACTTTGCCCATGAGCAAGACATCAGGGACAGGATTAACGTCGAGCTTGAGAAAGAAGAGATGGTGCCGTGACGACCTACCTTTCAATCAAGCAAGCACTGAAGCTTCTTACTTTGATGAGAAGCCAGCGCCTAACAAAAGAAGAACGAGAAAAAGTAAACGCTGCCATCATGGACTTAACTAGGGCCTCCGTAGACCCTGAGTACAGAGCTTCTCTAGAAGCAGGTGGGAGTAAGGCATGACCCCGATAGCCTCAGCAATTCAAGCACCAAACATAGGAGAAGCACATGAAGCACTGGCACAGGTTCGGACCCTGGACAGTTATCCGTGCAGGAGAGCACGCCAATCTTCCAGAGCAAGAGTATTTGAAGAAGACCTGGGCACCGCCCATGTGGGTTCAGAGTTGCTCATGCGGTCAAGAGCACAGAATGAGAGGGAGAAGTAGGCCCAAAGCCTCTATTAAGTTCAAGGAATTCTGGGGAGCTAAGCTCTGGTAATGGGAAAGAAAAGCAGAAACAAAGGGGCTGCATTCGAAAGAGCTATCGCCAAAAAGCTTCGCGCTTGGCTTGGCGATGACTGGGAAGTTAAGCGAAATCCAACCGACAGACAGAAGGGAAAGACCGGAGCTGGCGAGTTTGAAATCGTAGGACCCTTTAGCTTTCCCTACGCCATTGAGTGCAAGGCTCACGAGAGCTTTGAGTACAGTCAGTTATTCAAGGTTCCCGTCTCGGGGCCGTTCATATCCTTTTGGGACCAAGCCAAGAGACAGGCTGAGGCGGCCGAGAAGGCCCCTCTTTTGGTCTTTAAAAGAAATAATGGCCCAGTGCTCGTGGCAGTCAACTGGAAGGGATTCTGGCCCATTGTAGCGGCTTCAGGGATTGAGACGGTTCACAGCCTTCTCAGGCTCTATGACCATGACTGCGTGGTCATACCTTTCGATGTCTTCCTGGAGCTTCGTCCCTCTGCTCTTTACGAGCTAACTGCTGACGAGTAAGTTTTACTAGCTCAGCAATATTGAAACCCCGCTCGGCTACCCCTTCCTTCTCAGCCGGGTGGGGTTTCTTTTTACTCTAGGAAGTAAACAGCGTTTGCCGTTCCGCTTGTTGCTCCAGAGCCAGTGGCGGCACTTGATGCGGAGACAGTTACCGCTGTGCTGAAGGTAATCCCTTTGTCCACCCACATCACCACGCTTTCTGTGTGCTTCACAGGGATAACAACGTCAGCGGAGCTGGCTGTTGCCTCGGTGGAGTCCCAAAAGAGATAGTAATTCGTAGCGCCGCCGCTGCTCGTGTTGTCGAGCTTTGCTGTGTAAAGCGAGCCACTGGTTCCAGTAAGGTTGAGCTTCGCTGTGGTGTCAATGTCCTGGGCAGTGAACAGATAGTTCTGTAGGCCAGTGACAAACGGGGAAACCTTGTAAGTAGCCATTTAAGACCCCAGAAGATAGGTCAGGTTTACGTTGCCAGCGGGAGCTACGTTTGTGGTTGTGCCCACCGTAGTCACCACTGATGTGTGGATTCCTGTCCCAAAGTAAATGCCCTTATCAAAGTTGTACTGAACCTTGGTGGAAGCATCTGCCTTGAGAATCATAAAGGGAAGGTCGGTCCCGCTCTCGGCGTCCCCAGCGACCGTTGTGTCCCAGAAGCGAAGGTAGGCAAGCGAGGAGTTCGCAGTGTTGTCGATGACAACAGCGTAGACCCTTATCGCTCCACTGAAGATAAGCTCCGAAGCCAAGGAGGCTCCTTTCGCCGGGGGAGTCTGAGTCTGGTGAACAATGTTTGTGCCTACCTGAGACTCAATGGCTGTTTTGTACTCAGACATTACTTAACCGCCTTCTCTAGCTTGGCGATTCGTCTTTCAATCCTTCGCTTCGCAATCTTAGCCATGTGCGGGCCTCGCTCCTCAAGGCGTCCCCTAAGAAACTCAAGCCTTTCTTTTCGCCGCTTCATGGCTTTTTCGATGGCTCTGTAGATCCCGATAGCTGCCAGTGAAGCTAGGAAAAACCCAAAGAAATCAAGTGCTTCCGCAAGCTCGTTAGGAATTTGAATGGCCTTATCAAGTCGGTAAGCCATCTCAAGGGCGAGTCGGCTGTCCTTTTGAATCTGGTTAAGACCTACAAGTTCAGAGCCAATGTCCTCAGTAACATCGAGCAAGAGCGCGAGCATCTTGTCGTTGTGCTTATTAACAAAGGCGGCTGCCTCCTTCTCCTTCTGGAGACGACTAGCTTTCTTCAGACTCATCTGCCACCTCCTTCACTTCCTCGACAGCATCGGCAACCTTGCGGCCAGAGCGAATGGCCTCACTGACATCGACAAGTCCCTGAGCGCCGACAAAGGACAGGACCATTGTGGTCAGTGAGGAAAGCGTTTCATCCGACAGGTTAAGGCCAAGCATGTCAGAGCCAGCCACAATAACCACAACCACCAGGGTCAGGATGAGCTTACGAGATACGAACTTTTCCATCGTGTTCCTTAACAAAAGCGAGTGCTTGCGAGGATTAAAATCACCATGAGAATACCAGCTACAGCAAACCAATCCACAATAGGCTGCTTATCCATTACCATCCACCGTTTAAGAGTGTGTAGGTAAACGTCTCCCAGCCCCTCTCCCTTTGCTGCGTCTTGCACAGAAGAAGGAAGCAATCGAAGTCATGTGGGTTTGCAAATACCTGACAACCGGCTGACCACTTGTCCACATTCACAGAGCCGAACTCAGAGGCGCTGGCTCGATGACAGTTAATCCCAAAGTACCCTGTCTGGATGTTGTCTGAGTTGTAATTAACTTTGGAGTTAAGGTCGTTATCCCTATGAACATCCACCTCATTGGCTTGCACTAAAGCTTCGTACTTGCCCTTGTGCTTGCCGAGCTTCCAGAGCCCCTTGTACTGACGGTCAGCAACTACAGCAGCAGTCCCCAGCTTGTTCATGGGATTCTCTAGCCAATAAGTGCCGGGATCTGTGGTGATAGGCCACCACCTATCTATCCACTGCTCGTTGTCTTTGTAGATGACGTGCATCTCGTCATCGAACTTGTTGGGGGTGCCGGTAGGGTTCCGAATACCAACTAAGTTGAGGTTCCAGTCTCCTTGCGTGAAGACCTTTCCCCCGACCAGCAGAACACGCTGAAGAATTGGATGAAGCATTACCTTCCTTGAACGTGATCTGAAAGCTTGGTGACGCTTGTAGACAGAAGTTCGATACTCTTCGTCAGAGAGCGTGGCGTATAGACCAAAGGGAGGCCATCGGCATCCTTCGCGCCCAGCACTTCGCTCATCTTCTCGCAGTTCGCCGCAGTCCTAGCCTGAGCCTCGCGGATAAGCACAAGCTGCTGCTCAAACTCATCACACTGCTCCTGCTTCGCACCAGAGTCAGCCTTGCTGTCAGCTTCATCCCGGCTCTGCAAGTAGTCGAGGACTACCTTGAGGACCATGACGATAAGGATGCCGGTTGCGCTAAGCCCTCCTAGTCCTCCGAACTCTTCCATGACTTGCTCCTTACTTGTTTCTTTTCAGCACACGAAGCTTTGAGAACGTGCAGTTCCACGATGACCGCCCGCCTGTATAGTTGTTGTAAAAGCTGTGCAGGCAAAGAGTGGCGTTGCTGATCGTCACATTAAGCGTGGGGGTTGACGACGGAGCGGCATTTGTTGTTTCGCTGAGGACCCCAGAGATCTCCCCTAAAGAAGTCAGGGGGTCAACGAACTCTGACGCCTGAGCGTGGGACGCCACAAAACCGCATGAACCAGCATACCAAACCAACTCTCGCATGCCGGGGGCCGGGTTGCTGCCGAGGCTAACGTGGGCTGCTCCAGCAGTGCCTGCCTGCACTTCGGTGCAAAGGTTCGGAGAACCTGTGTTTATGCTGTCGATGAACGCAGTTGAATTCTCAAACCATTTGTTGGCTGTTCCGCCGTCTGAAATATGCAATCCATAGCATTGCCAGTTGTCGTTTAGCGTGCTGCTAGAAAGAAGAACTTGAACCGCAATAGTGTCGTCGATGGCTAGTCCATCAACAAGACTAGGGAGAGACGCCTGTAGGCGGGGACAAGAGTAGTTGTCTTTCTGGAGGTCAGACGAGTCGTTTCCAGTTCCGTAAGAAAACTTCAAACCAGTGCCGCTGATTATTTCAACGCTATCCACTTTTCCCGAAGGGATTTTTGCAGTCCAAGTTTTGCCGGAAATGCTGCGAGTATTAGTGTCAGACAAAGTTTGAGTGCTATCAAAAGCCGTTGTGAAGTCAGCTTCGTAAACCACAGTCCAGTTTGATGCAGGGGCAGCGGCCTCTGGAGGGTCAGGAAATGCTCTCGTCGCTTTGCTTCCATCTGGGAACGATCTAGCCATTAGAGCATCTCCGTATACATAACCCGGCACTTCGTGAAGATGGGGTTGGGGTCTGTGGGGTTTCCCTCGCTGACAGCGTGCATCCCAACTCGGAGGTTGGCGAGGGTGAACGCAGAGCCATCCGACTTGGTGCAAAGGTCCAGAGCACCTGTAAGGCCAGGAGACCAGTCGTTAGGATCGGGGAAGTCTCCACTTCCTGGCATCGTTCCAATGGAACCAACAATAGTTCCGATATAGTTCTGCCCAGGCCAGATAATTAGCTGGAAGAAATTCCTATCTGCCAACGCTGTGTCAGCCGTTGGGTTCTTACTCATATGAGCTTCCGCGCTCTTAGTCCTGATAGACCTGTACTGAGAGCTGGTGTAGTTGTCGGAAAAGCCGCAAGCGTTTAGGTATCTCACATTGCTGTTGCTCGTCCCAACCTCAGAGTTCATCGCGATGGCACCGATTTGGTCCCACCTGTTTGCTATGTCTTGAGTTGCTGTGAACGTGCATTGAAAGCAAACGGCGTGCTTGTTCATGGCGTAGGTCGTTTTTGCTCCAACTGCATCCTTGACCAAGACGGAGACAATCGGAGCCGAGACATCCGTGTCCCAAATCTTCTGAGACCCGGCAGGCCAGATCCTCAGCCCAGCAGAGCCATCTATGCGAAGGCCGTCTGTCTGGATGCCAGCCGTGTGATTGAGGCACTTCCACTCAATCCCGTCGATGTCTACGGTAGCGTCTGAAGTAAAGTCATGCAGTGACTGGGAGGCCCAGTTTACACTGATGGCTTCCTGCCACTTGAGATCACCGCCGCCACCACCACCCCCAGACAGGGCAGGTGGAAAAGCCCTGGTTACTCCAGAGCCTCCTGGGAAAGCCTTAGCCACAACTACGCCATTCCCTTCACATAGAAGACAATCGTGTAGTTCTTGCCGCCGCCTCCAGCCACATCGGTAATCGTGTAGCAGGCTCCGTCGAAGAAGGGAATCGGAGTAGCAAGGGTGTCACTGCTTTGGGTGTTCGGGTTTAGGTCTAGAGTTACCTCATAGTGGAGATAGTCGGTGGTAGTTCCGCTGTATACCTTGACCGTAGCTTTGTGGGAGGCACCGCTGCTTGCGCTGACTGTAAGCTGCAAGCCATGAATTAAGCCTCTAGGGACAGCCGAAGAAGCAAGCGTTCCCGTTTTGATTAGCCCGACGCCAGTCCCCGGGTTAATGGATGTAGTGGAGTTATCACCAACTCCAGTGTAGGAATCTCTGGCTACAGGAACCCAGATTTCTTTTGTGCTATACGCCATCGCTTCCTCCTGCCCCTTGTCCGGCTATTAAGCGACAGATAGCCGGTGGGTCTATGGGGTTATGGGATTACTCTACTACTTATCATCGGGGATGTAGAAAAGACTAGGGAGTTCGTCGCTGTCTTCCTTCTTGGGCGAAACTTTCATTGCTTCCTCACCGCCGACATAAAGCTCTTTCTTCAGTCGGTCCATCTGCACATCAATCGGGATGCCTTGGTTGCGGTAAATCTCCTTGAGCCTTTTGAGCATCAGGTATTCGTACATCGCCAGTGCTGAATCAAAGTCCAGAGCTGTTGGCTTTAGGCCCAGGAAGTAAGCAAGGGCACGCTCCCTGTCGGTGGCAAGAGCATCGGTGTCGCCCATGTCCACTGACCTCGACATAAACGTGTCCTGGACTAGCTTCATGTGCTCTCGCATTACCCGGAAGCCAGGGAGCTTGCTGACAAGGTAGAACTGCGCGGGCTTTTTAGACCTGTATTCGTTCCTCCACTTGCCGGTCCACTCTCCGTCTTTGTTGTAGACTTTTCGCCGGCTTGTCGGGACAGCCTTGCCATCGTCGTCAACTTCCATTCCGATAAACCACTTAAGAAGCGGAGGAGCGTCTTTGTACGCCCGGATGTTGTTGATCTGCTCCCAGCCCTTTCCATAGTAAAGGGACTTGTTAAACGCGGCTTCTGCCATCGTCAGAGGGATTGGGTTCATTCGGGTGAGAGAACCAATCGGCATAAAGCCGTGGTCTTTTCTGGCTAGGAACTCAATCGCAGCCTGCTGCGGAATGCCGTGAACTCGGAACATTCTCCCTAGCCCGGTGCGGACAACAACCTGCCACCGCATCTCCTGGGGCATCGCCTGGATTTCTTCTTCGGTGAATTGCCCGTTGCCAACTCCATTGATGAAGCTCTTGAGGACAACAAAAGACCGTGGGTTCCTCACCATCTGGCGAAGCTGGAACCTCATGTTTCCTGCATCCCAGGTGTAGAAGAAGAAGAACCTTCGGAGGTAGTGCCGCTCAAACGGAGTGAGGTGGCCGTAGTTCCTCATGGCGTCATCAACAAGAGTCGAAGCCTCTTGTACCGTTTTGCCTTTTCTCATGAGGCCAACGCCAAGAGTGAGCCTCGCCTGTAGCTCGATGCTTGAGTTTAGGTTAGCCATCATCCTCATGTACGAGGGGAACGACATGCCGGCAATTGCCGTGGTGACAGCCGCCGTTGGCCCACCAAAGGTCGATGCAATCGCGGCAGATGTGGTTAGGCCGACAGCCCTTTCGCCCCAGTACATGATGAAGTTCTTGGGGTTCTCTTTGTCCTTGCCGATTGGGATAGCGGCGTTTTCCATGAACTCGCTGACTTCGCTTTGCCAAACCTTCCTAAAGCCAGTAGCAACTCCCTTCGGAATCGAACGACCCCTGCGAAGCCCAGAGCTAAGGACCTCTGTCCCAAGCGCTCCAGCAGCCTGACCAAGGAAGAAGCCAGCCGCAGCCCCAGCAGGCCCAGCAGCAGCCATACCGGCAGCAGCGCCGAGCCCACCACCAACACCGCCGCCAATAAGAGACTGGTACAGAGGAACGTCTGTCTCTCTCGCCGCTCCGTACATCTCTTCTGCATAGGCAGATCCTCGAAGGCTTTCTGTAATAGCCGTTTCTTCTTCCAGAATCCTTCGCCAGTCGGCAACGGTTTCTACGCGGCCACCAAGCCTAAGCGGTTTGTCTTTGACGAGCTGCCAGCCCTTTGAGCTGTAGTCCATCATCAGACCCATAGCCAGCATGTGATTAACAGGGTTGAAAGACCCCAGTCCTAGCTGCTGAAGGATAGACAAGTAGTTGCCAGCGAAGTTCATGCCGATATGGGCAAGACCTACGATGGTGGCCTGACTCTTTGCCACTCCGGTAAGGCCGTCGAAAACGCCCATGAAGTAGCTGCCAGACGCCGGGTCTGGAGAGTTCATCCACCGGATGTATTCCACGGCAGCCGTTGGCAGATAGACATCAGGGAGGTTAAAGGCCCTGACAACGTTTGCATCTACATTGACGCCTAGCTGGCGAAGCGAGCGAACGATAAGACCAGGGTCTTCCCCACGAGCCAGCCTAGTGACGATTAGCTCCTTGAACTTTCTTAGCTCAGAAGGAAGCTCCATTCGCGCCGTTGCTGCAATCGTGTCCTCTGCCGTAAGCCGAGAGTACCCATACTCCTTAGCCTTCATCTCTGACCAGGAAGCAGGGTTTTCCGAAACAAGCCGAGCAATCTCCTTCCCCAGGGGGAAAAGGTCCTGCATGTCCCGGATAAAGATGGCGTCAGCCACCGCTTTGTTGGTTTGCTGGCCGTAACGCTTAATCAAAGTACCTAGGTCAGTCTCAAAAAAGTCGTAGATTTCGTTGAGGTCAGCCTCTTTTCGGGCCCACTTGATTGCTTCGGACCACTCTTCTGGAGAGAAGAGCTTTTCTAGGTCGTTGCTGTTTACCGCAGCCGAAAGCTCATCAAGCTGCTGGACTGAAACGAAACGCTGGAACGGCCCGTTGTCGCCCCACCCTGGGCCTCTCTTTGTGCTTGCGATGTGGTACAAAATTTCCGTAGCCAAGTCGTCCCTGGCAACTTCATTGATGTCTTCCAGGAACGAAGCCTTTGCTCGGAACTTCTCCGACCCAAGCTTTGCGTCCTTCGGCATGAGGCCACGGCCTCGCAGCACGGCAACCTTTCTTCTGGTTGTGGTGCTTAAGATATGAGGGACATACGCGGCAAGGTTCACTCGCGACAAGAACTCTTCTTTGCCCCAGGGCTTCTCCAGCTTGTTTTCTCTTAGGTAGGTAATTCGCTCTTCGAGGATTTCGCGAGCGCTGGTTCCTTCATCAAGCTCGTTTGCCTGCTTCCGAAGGTTCTGGATTTCCTTGAGGACCTTCGGGTCAACAGTCTTAACCAGCTTGCCGGCAGCTTGCATTCTCTTTAGCTGCTCGCCCAGGAAGTCATCGACAAGCTCTGCCACCTGCAAGGCTTGCTCAATCTCATCCTTAGAGAAAGCTGCCCCAACCCTTGATCGGCCAGCCTCTTTTCGGCGTTTGCCCGCCTTGAGGCCAAGGCGCAAGTCCTCGGTTCCGACAAGCCCTAGCTTTGCAGCAATTCGCTTAGCTTCTGGGCTAGCGTTCTTGCCGACCCCGTAGAGGCGCTTGTTCGGGTCCTTGAGAAGGCGCATGATCTTCTGAATCTCATCAGAGGTCATCTCCCTCAGAATGTCTGCCGCCTGAGACTTTTTAAACGTATCGACCGCCACCTGCTTTTGCAGTTCAGCGTAGTCGCCGTAAGCACGAGCTTCTTTCCTGAGAGAAATAACCTCACGCCAAACCTGACCAGGAGTTCTGAAGTCGTAGTTCAAGAGCTTTGCCGTAGCCATAAGCTCTTTAGAGAACTCTGGGTACTGCTCTAGAATTTTTGTCAGGCGGTCGGCCTCTTTGACCGGAGCAATCTTTAGCTCAAGGTCGCGCTCGCTTTGCCTTAGCCTCTTGATTTCATCTTCGATGTTTCGTCGCTCAAGAGAAGACGGCTGTAGCGGAGCAGCTTTCTTTTCAAGCGCCTGGATCTTTCGCTTAATCTTTCCAGCCTGGGCTCGCACAGAGCCCTTCTTTGGCAGCGTGGCCTTAGCCCTAGGCTCAACGCCAGTCAAAGCCCTGGAGGCTGTGGAGAGGGCGTCTGAGAGGGCGTCTTCGGACGCAACGCCAGTGCCTCCTCCGATGTCCATGTCCCGAAGAGCAGGAAGCTCATCGTAAGCAGCGGCGCTTCCAAACTTCTTGCCCTGCCTCCGAGCAAGAATCAGCTCTTTTCTAACAATGTCCTCAAGGTCAGAGATTGCCCCGTCAATCCACTCCAGGGTCTTAGCTGCCTTCTTCTGCTGTCGAGCCGTAATCTTCTTCTTCTTTGAAGAGATTTCGTTAGCCACCTCAAGGGTGTCTTCAGCCGCAACCTTTGCCTGGGCAAGCTCTTCAAGCTTAGACTTGGCTTCGAGCATCCACCGCTTAACTGCCGTGAAGTCGCGAGCTGAAATCAACTGCTTGATGCTCTTCCCGCGAACCTCTGGCTCAAGGCCAGTCCTTTCGGCAAGCTCTTTAGTTAGCTTTTTTAGCTTGAGTTCATCCCTTGCCGTTCCGGTCCTTGCCTTGTCCCACACAGAGTTAGGCAGCTCTGGGTCCATTGCCTGGATGTAACGCACATCTTCTGGGTCAACGCCTTTAGCCGAAATCTTCGGGATTACCACTCCCTGCTGGTCTGCGTTTCGGCTGTTGAAGGTGGCCGCAACTTCCTCAATCCACTGCCTCCACTGCTCGCTTCGAGAGGCTGGCTTAAGACCCATGAACTTCGTAAGCTCGCTTCCTCGGTAGAGCTTGAAAATCTCATTAACGAGTGAAGCAACGTCGTCCTCACCCAACAGGGTGTTGCGAACAATGTCTCTAATCAGAAGTTTCTTGAACTGAGCAACCCCGCCTCTGCCCTTCTTAAACTCAGAAGGCGTTGGCGCTTTGAACCTACGAAGTCTTTGCGGAGAGTGGTACCTGCCTGCGGCCTTGTTGCTTGCTTCCTGGAGGGTTTGAAGGGCAACGGACTTTGTTGTTGCGCTTTCCGACAACGCCATCTTTACCGTCTTGGCAATCTCTTCGTTGGTGTAGCCTACGCTCTTCATCAACCGTTGGATTGAGTTGCGATAGGCAGCTCCAGAGAACAGCCTGGATACGGGATCTGAAAGCTCATACGCCCGCTGAGCTGTCCTGACCTCAACTGAAAGAGGGCTTTCCTCCAAGGCTCTGGGGTCGAAGATGCGGTCAAGAACGCCCTTGATGTCGTCCGACACCGTGAAGGTTTCTACCCCGGCATCTCTCAGAATCTGCATCTTCTGAGCGTCAGACATTTTTTCAATTTGCTCAGCCGTATACTTCTTCTTTTGGTGTTTCTTTGCGAGCTTTTGCAGATTCTTAGTTGAGTAATCAACAGGAAGGGGAGAGCCATCGGTCGGGAGCAAGACTGCGCCCTTAATGCTTCTGCCCTTCTTGTAGTAGGCGTAATAAAGGGTTTTAACCCAGTCCTTGAACTGGACGAAAATCTTCTTAATCCCAGCAGACCGATTAACGATGTCTGGGAATTCTCCAGTCTTCATGTACTGGACGAACGCATTTGCAAACGCCTCTTCGGCAATCGTGTTCCACTGACCATCTTTGGCAAAAGCTTTGTCGCCAAAGTTTCTCCGAGCCCATTCGTTCGCAATCTCTTGGTCGCGCTTGCTCAGGGTTGTTCGGAAAAGGTGTCCAGTCTCATGAATGAAGGTCGTGAAGTCGCCCTTCTGCATGATTTCAATGATTCGAGCCCCGTCTTTTGAATCATGAAGGAAAGTCCCCAAGACATCGTAGCCGTCTTGCTTTGCATCAAGCGCGTACTTCGGAACGCCTTCTTCGCGAATCTTGCTCTTCTGAGCATCGCTCATCGAGACTTTGTAGAAGTCCGCTCTATATGGCCTTCCCTCTACGGTGTCTTTCGCTTTTTTAATCAAGCGAGAGACATAACTTTCCTGGTTAGACGGGGGGATAAACGAGTCAACAACGCTCCACTCAACAGCCTCGTCACCTCTAAGCTCTGCAACCGACATCAAGCGCTGCATATCGTCTCGTCTAAAGAGTGCCCTTCGCTTTACATCGTCAGCAAGCCTTATGCTGGCCTTATCTACTGGATATTCGCGAGTCCCGAGATTAGAGCTGTCTAGAATTCCCAAGAGGAACGTGTCGATTTCGTCCTTATAAATACGACCAGTGCCGTAAGGAGCGTGAGAAAGCTTGTTCTCTATGGCTTTGTACCTGTTGTAGGCAGAGCGAATTTTTCGGTAGTTTTTACTAGCAAAAGCTTTCTTAAGATTTTCCCCTGCTCTTCTAAGCGGAACAAAATCGCCAGCCAGCATTTCCCCAGAATCTCCTGGGCCTCTCTCCATAGCTTTCGCAAGACCGCTGTATCGGCCTTTATCTACCCCTGATTGAGAAAATTCATAAACTGCCCCCAGATCCTTCGCCCCAAACTTATTTGGAAACTGCGAAGCCAGCTCTAAAAGGTCGTCAGTTGTTTTTGCAGACTTTGCCTTTTTCCAGATTTCTTCAACTTCAGGAGAAGAAAAAAGCGACCTAGGCGGCTGGGCATCGGAAGCGAAAGGCCGCCTTAAGAATTCGTTAAACTTTTTCGTTAAGCGGTAAAGGTCTTCAGGAGAATCCGAAGCAATTTTGCTAGCCCTCATCGCCATCGGGTCATCTTCGTAGTCGATGAACTTGACCTTAGTGTCGGAGCCTAAAGTGCGTACCAGTTCTTTCCTAATCTTTTCATCATAAAGAACCTTCGCTGGCTTTTTGGTCATCCGGCCAGACTTAGCCCTTCTTCGGCCACCCTCCCAAAGTATTCCGTCAAAGTTGTTTTTAACTGCATGATCAACAAGCGACCTTGTAGCTAGTTTTTGCCAGCTTTTTTTGTAAGGAACATTCGGGACAGGAGTCTTTTCAAGGGACGTTGAGCCAAGCCTTATTGCCTTGCTTGAGGATTCAACTATTTGCGGCCACAGGAATCGAAGGTCCTCGATGTATTCGCCTTGAATAAATGGGAATGAATCTGGCCCAGCGTTTTCCTCTACAAACCGACGCAACCTTTCTTCGGGAAAGGCAGAGTCAATCGACCTGTTTTTGCCGTTAATAAAGTTAGAGACTTCTTCAGCTAATATCCCTTCAACATCAGCAGCAACTGACGGAGTTAGCTTTGCGGCGTAAGCCGCGTCGTTAAGAGACTCAACAACAGGAATCCTAACGCCGTCAACAGGGTCGATATAGCTGGCTTTTTGAATTATTTCGGCAGCGTCGTCTGGGTCGAAAAGGAATGGAGCGCGAGCAATTTGCTCTTCGCTTCTCTGATAACCCGCTTTCTTGGCAGTGCCGTGAGCATCGCTCTGAATTTCTAAAATTCTTAAAAGCTTCTCCCCAGTGTCTGGGTCGATAACCGTGTCAAAGCGAACATGAAGAAAGATGTTGGGGCTGTACTCATACTTCTTCACGATCTCTTCGCCGTAGTGGTAAAGCCCAGTAGCTTTGTCTACTGAAACTTCACCCGGCAAAAGGTCGTCAACCGAGAACGTCATCTCGGTGTATTCCTTGCCAGGAAGCCCTCTGATGTAACCCGGAGTCCCTGGATTTGTCTCTGGGCTAACGTAACCTGGGTCGTATTTGTTGGCGAAATGACCTGCGTCTGCGTTTCCTCTTAAGGTTTGGTCTTCGGGGAAAGAGTCAGCAATTTTCCCTAGTTCAATGTAGGCGGATTGGCTGTCGAGAAGCTCTTTGTTTGATCCAAGCAAAGGTGCTCGGTCAGCCGGAATGTAGCTTTCATAGACAGCCGGCTCTCCAGAAGCAGATTTGCCCTCAACCCAAACTCGAATTCCCTGCTCAGGCTTTTGCCCAAGGCCCTTTTCTCTTGCAGAAACTAAGGCGTCATAGGATTCGTCCAGTGTATTAAGGCTCTCTAGGACACCCACCCTGTTGGGGCGGTCAAAGTGCCCGGTGTCAATCACTAGCTCACCAACAGGGTGGCGGCTATCAATGATAGTTATCCTTGGGCGCATGGAATCTGCAAAGTAGTCAAACAGTGCAGTGCTTGTTAGGCCGTAATCATCCAGGACGTTTACAGATTCTTCGACGGTAAGCAGCTTCCCATCAATGTACACCGCTGGGAAATTCCCAAACTCATCAGGAACGTCGCCGCCTTCAACTAGTTCTTTCCAGAAATTGCTTCTGAAAAAATCAGTGAGGGCGTCATCAGCGCCAACCGTAACAAGGTCGTTAACCTCGACAAACCCATCGTCTATCGGATTGAATACATGTGGCTCTTCATCAAGCTTTGTTACTCGAACTTCGTTCGGGTAAAGAAAACCCTCGTCAAAGCGACGAGGAGTAGCGCCCTCTGACATAAAGTAAACGGGGTCGTATTCCCTTTGGGCCTTAACGATCTTTGTCATCCTCGGCCACTCACCCCTAACGAAGTCTGGGGTGGTTTCTTGGGGGGCGCGAAGGCCTGCAAAAATACCCCTGCGCGCTTCTTCGCTTAGAGATGAAAGATCAACACTAACGTCGGGGGTACTTTCGACTCGGACAGACCAGGGCCGAGTGTTTGCCTCAACAAGCTCAATCAACTCATCTTTTGTAATGCTCTGATAATCGTCTAGACCAGGGATAATCGAATCAGCGATTTCCTCCTGCTTTACTCCGAGCTTTTGAGCCTGCTTTCCACTAAGGAAATCTTTGAACTCGCCAACTGTCTTGAAGTTAGGAGCTTCTCTAAGCGCGTTTAATAGAACAGAGTAGAAACGGGTGCTGTCATTCGGGTTAAACGGGTTTAGCTGCCTCAAAGCGCCAGCCTCAGCGGGAGCACCTGGGTCCTGAGCCCTTACCTGAATGTTCATCTCGGTGAAGTAAGCTGGCGCGTACTCCTTTGGCACCCCTTGATTGAAGGCCCATGCCTCAGCCGCAAGCCTGTACATCTCCTTAATCGCTTTAACCTGGGGAGGAGAAAACTTATCCGGCGACTTGAATGAGAGGCTTTCTACGGACTCATTGAACGCCCGCTGCGTTGCCTTCCACTGGCTGAGGTCGCCAGCAGGAAGCCGGCCTGCTGCCTGGGCATTCTTTACAGCCGACTCTGGGTTCTTCGTCCACTCAGCAGACGGCCCCTGGGGAAGATAGATTTCGTCCAGAGTCTCGCCCATAGAAAGGCGCACCAACTCAAGGTTCTTCAGAGCCTCGTCTAGGTTTTCGCTTTGATTCCAGACCTTGTTTTTAACCAGCTCTTGCAAGCCATCTCTAGCTTCTCGGAGCATTGCAATCCGGTCAACGATAGCCCCGGTTTGCTCGAAAGCGCCGAGCATTGCTTCTCGCCTAAACGTCTCGCCCAGAGTGTCGGCCAAGGCCGTGCGAATCATTCGGATGTTGTTGGTCGCATCAGCCAAGAGCTTCTTGCGAGCTTCTTTTGCCGGGAGAGGATTGCCGGCAACATCCATGACAACAGTGTCGTCAGCCAGCCCTCTGGTCGCCTCTAGCTCCCTTGAGAGAGTCATGAGCGAATCGCCAATGTTTGCGAACTCAGCGGCAGCGTTTAGGTCGTCAAGGAGAGACTGGGGAATATCCGAGAGGTCGCCGTCTAGAGCGCGGGAAACAATTTGTTCAACATTAGTTAGCTTCGCAAAGCCTTCGATTGCTTCTTCGGACAAGGGCATGTGACGACCCAGCTCAGCAAGCTGCAACGCAAGCTGCTGGACTTCTTTGTCGTCTGTAATTGCATCAATCCTTCGAAGGAACTCAGCAACCCTGGCAGTGTCAACAGCCCTCTTTCGAGCGTTCTGCATGTCCAGACGCTCGACCTGCTTGAATCGAGCAGGGTGCAGCACCTCGTCCTGGCTAAGCTTCCTTGCTTCAGACTTAAGGCCAGTGACGTAAGGCTGCGCCTTGTCGATGTTGAAAATGCTGGAAGCGCGCCTTCGAGCCTTGTCGGCTCGCAAGGGAATGATTGTGCCAGTCGCCCAATACCCAAATCTAGACCGAAGTGCGTCTGTTGAAGAAACAACCTTGGTGGCCTCGTAGGCAGCGTTTTTACTTTGCTTCGGCGCTTTGGGAGGGTCGGACCACTTTACCTTGCCAACCCACTTTGGCTTCCCAGCCGCGTCTGCCCCAACCATTGCGGCCTCAAAAGAAAAGAGCTGCTTCTTTTTCTTAGACTCCTTCATCAAGTAAACCCAAAGAGCCTCGCCTTGAAGGGGGCCAGCGTTCACAGTGTTGAGCGGTATGTTGTTTGTCTTGATGTAGTCCTGGACTGCTTCGGCAACGCCGCCCGCAGAGTTGTCCATCATCTGCCTAAGCTGCACTGCTTGATCAATTCCGTAAACGCCGATGCGCCCGTTTCTGAAAGCAGTGTCAGTGGCAGCAATTACGTCTGCGGCTACCGACTCATTGGCCTGCTGCACGGCCATGCTCCGCGCTTTTTCCGGCGACCAAGCGTTCTCGCCCTTCTGAAGCTTTGAGTTAATGTCCTGGAGATACTGGGCTGTTCTTTTGGCAACTTCGCTGCCGACAGCTTGAGCACCCTTCCTGGTCATTGTGATTCCGAACTTAGCCGGAAGGGCGATAGCCTTTACGGTCGCACCTGGGAGGTTAAGGGGGTCGAGGATTGCCGAGTTGACAGTGCCTACAAACTCCCTTCCTCCACGGCTCCCCTGGTCCCAGGCTC